AATTTTCGCAGATTAATGGCAAAAACAACCATAAAATTATTAATTGATTCAGCTAAAAATTCAATATCATACAGTAAAAATTATAGAATTTATACTACAGCTGAACCTATAACCGGAATAACCGGCTTTACTGACTTGGTAGAGGACGTTGTTATTGGATCACCTAGTACTGTAAGTCTAAGTAATCTAAATAGATTTATTAGATATTCTAGAAATAAATCAGACTGGTCCCTATGGTATGATATTAGCCCAGCTGACTTAGGGGAGGCAGATGATATCGTATTTGAAGAATGTTCTAAATTTTACTTTGAAGTAAAATACGAATACGATGACGGTACCACTAACGAACTTGACGGAACATTAGAAATTAATGAAATAAAATTAAGATTCTCTCAGCATTCTGCGGTAGATAATACATTCTCTCCAGTGATACTTTGCTCTGATGAAAAATGTAAGACCTTGATAGCTAATGCAAATCCTACTTTTAAACCATATGAAGTAGACAGCGCAATAGGAATGTACAAAGAGTTATCTTTTTACACTAACTCTATGTTTGGACATTGCGTAGTATATTTTAGAACAGTTCCTGAATCAGATAGTGGAGATTATGTATTTAAAGAATGGACTCTATTTAAAAACGTAGATAGAAAATGTTTAAAGGTATTGGTTCCTGATAATAATTTCCCTGCAAATGATCCTAAATTTAATCAATTTGGATTAGACTTTGAAATGCCATTTGAAATTCACATAGACAATCTCTACTATAAATCTATATTCGGTAACGATGCTATACCTAGACACAGGGACTTTTTATATTTTCCGCTTATTAATAGAATGTATGAAATACAGGGAAGCTATTTACACAGAGGATTTATGATGCAGCCTACATTTTGGAAGATTACGCTTAAGAAGTATAATCCTAATATTGACATGTTGCTTACTGATGATTCTAGGCACTTCCTAGATAATGTAGTTCAGTCATCTGATGATCTATTCAAAGAGGAGATTGAAGATGATATCGAGGACGCTACTATGCCTAAGCAATACCAAACAATATCTCAAAGATTTGACTCTTCTAGAAATGCTATACATCCTGATCTTAGATTAAGACCTTTAAAGTATAACTTTAATCATGCATCCTTAATTGAAAATTATTATGATCTTAGTGCAATAACTAGTGTAAATTCTATTTATAAATTAACTAATGATTCTACCGCAAAGGCAAATAGTATAAATTTAGTGAATATACCTAGTATGGTTAAAGGAGATCAGTCTAGCTATAATACAATATTAGCATATCAAGGTAGTGACCTGTTTACTCTCTGGAAGAATAACGCACTGATAACTACAGATAAAAATGTAAAAACTACACTTTCTAAGTTTATTAAAGTTAGGGCACCATATGATACGTTACCAGATCACGATGGTCAATCCGCATCAGGTAGATACATAAGAATAGAAGCATATTCAGACCTGTCGTTCAGCAATCAAAAAAATATATTAACAGATACTGATTCTAGCTCTAATGATATTGTTACATTTAAAATAAGAGAATCATCTATAGTGTATAACGCAACTCCAACCTTTAATAATACTGATGTTAGGAATTTATCGTTTACTTCCCTATTTAATCTTAATACTTCAAGTAGCGTAGTTCATTTTATAAATGGATACGATAATGAAACAAGTAAAGGTATTAAAATAAGTGGTCAGTTTGTTAAAAACTCAGGCGATGCAACAGATGGTACTCTTACTATTACATTGACAGTAAACGGAGCCAGTCAAACTCACGCCATATCAAACTTTAAAACTGCAGAGTGGCACGGAATTGTTGTTTCCTTATCTAACGAATTTAATCAAAGTGGAATATACATATACTCTATATTAGAGGATCCAGCTGACATGAATAACCATACAGATTTCGTTACAGTATTTGAAAATCAGGCATCTTTCACTACTGCTGAATTTAATCTTGGAGGAAAATATTATATTCCTTCTTCTAACATGTGGATCGGAAATATTAGAATGTTTAACACTATGATAAAGACAGAAGATCATGACTTTATATTAAGTCAACAGTATGTAAAGGATGAATCTAAATTAATTATAATTGATAACTGTAAACCTCAACTTGATTTACCTTATATCGCTAAAAACAGATAATTATTATGCAGATATCGAATCATGAAAAAATAGACAATTCTAATACTCAAGATATATTCTTAAGGAATGCTACTCTTTCCCTGTTGGATCTGATGAATAGAAAAATAATAATAGATCTTTTTAGAGAAGGAGTTGTGGAAAAACATGAGATTCCATTTTTCTATAATTTCTCTGGAAATCAAGGATTTATGCAGGATTTCTTTATTGATGTTCCTGATAATTGTAAATATCCTAGCTTTGCTGAAGGTAATTACGAGCCAGTTCCGCGAGGGATACTTACTCTTTCTGGCTTCAATATTCAAAACTCTGACATAACTAATCCTTTTGTTAGAGGGACTTTTACTCAAGAGGAACGAGACAATAATGATAACAAAGTAATGAAAGCTTATTCATCTAGATTAAGATCTCTTCCTATGAAGTTGACCTTTGATATGAAAGTAATAAGCGACAACCTAAATAAAACATTTAAGATTACTGAAAAGATATTTGATTTTTACTATGCAAACATAGTTACTTATTTTCAATACAGAGGATTGAGAATACCTGCTCAAGTAAAATTTCCAGAAACAATAACCAACGATAAAAAATATAATTTTACCTATAAAGATGATACATATGTTGAAACTAGTTTTCAAGTATCAATGGAAACATATTACCCAAGTTTCGATCAATCGTCTACATTAGAACGTGGAAATGTAATAAGACAATTTGGAGTAGACAAAAAAATAGCTGATAGCGGATCTAGCATAGGACAGGTATGGACAGATCAGGACTATCCAACTAATGAGTAATGAAAAATAATAGATACATTAAAACATTTGAATCCTTTGAATATCTTCAAAAAGATAAAGATCCTGGTTCAGATAAGACGTATAATGTTACAATCGATAAAATATTGGCTTGGAAGTTTGGGAAAGAATGGAGCGACTACTCTAATTGGGATAATGTTACTAATTATATGTTAATAGATGAAGAATATATCAGCGATTTAGATAGAGGTGAATCTATAGTCATTTTAGATACTCTTAACAAAAATAAAGACGAGCATATAGAAGTTGATGCGTCTGATAATAATTATAGTATAGATATATCATTTATATTTAATGGTGCTGAGTATTCGTTTGACAGCCCAGATTACCCTTTCACTAATAGTGAAGAAATGAGCGACATTGAAAGGTCCTTGACTTTAAAAATAAGTGAAGAATTAGAAGGGGATGATATAATGATTGATGCAAACATCGTTGATATCGCAATGTATATAGAAGAAATGATTAAAAAAAGCGTAGACTTTAGCGATATAACGTCAGAAGGTTTTAAAAGATGGTTTAATCTCTTAAAATATGGAAATAATTAATATTGATGAATAGAATAAAAACATTTAGTCAATTTAAAGGATCTCAGATGATATCTGAGGGCTTACTGTATCATATAGATAATAACATATCAATATGCGAATCAGTGTTCAGACCAGGATCCGAGTCTCACTTAGGCCTACTTAAAGAGGCAAGGAGTTATTATCTCAAAGGTTCACTAATCTTAGATGATATAGATTCACAACTTTTTGAAAACACTGACCTAGGAAAAACTGCAACCTTTAACGGAAGGACTGTAGCATTAGATTTAGTATTAGAGGCTGAATATCGAGGAAAAGAAGTTGAACTTAATAAACCAAAAAGAGGAGGATCTAAAAAATTCGTAGTTTATGTAAAAAATCCTAAGACAGGAAAAATACTAAAAATACAATTCGGAGATCCTGGTATGACATCAAAAGTAAGCGATCCTAAAGCAAGAAAAAGCTTTGCTGCTAGGCATCGATGTAAAGATAAAAAAGATAGAACTAAAGCAGGATATTGGTCTTGTAGAATTAATAGATACGCTCACCTTTGGGGTGGTAAAACATATCCAGGATATTGGTAGATGAAACCTTATATAGATAATAATAAAATACGCATCTTTGAGGATACTGTTGACGAGAGTGAACTTATATGGCACAGAGACGAGGAAGATAGAATCATAGAATCAGTAGAGAACACTGATTGGCAAATTCAATTAGATAACGAACTACCTAAAAGTTTAAACCGTGAGGTATATATTAAAAAAGAAAAGTGGCACAGATTAATAAAAGGAAATGGACTGCTTACTCTTAAAATAAATAAAATAAAAAATGGAAAATCGACCTGAGAATTATATGTTCTTTAAGAACATTCAGCAGATAGCAAGACAGGCAAAAATATTGCAAGAAATGGACCCTAAAATGTTAGATAGCATCTTACAGCATGGTCACGACTGGGCAGACGACCATATCTCAGTAGCTAAAGAGAACATGGATCAAGTATTTGATTTCTTTATGAATAAAACTGAAAACCAGCCTCATTCTGATTCTGATTCTGATAACCATGTAACATTGCAATTTGAAAACACTGCCTCTAGTTTTAGCGACTTTGTTAAATTGAATGAAAAAAAAAAAGAGGTTAGAATGGCATGACTCAGATGCTCCAGATGCCGAAGGTAGATTTAAAAGTCTAGGAATAACGGCATTAGCTGAATGGTTAATTAAAACAAGAAAGCGGGACATGAGAAAAATAACTGGAAGTTTAAACCAGCAAATAGCCTTTAATAAGAAAAGCGACCCTAAATATGCTAAAAAAAATGGAAAAGGTTCGCGAAAAAGTAAAAAGGCTTTTAAATAAAGATAAAAAATAGCTATGAAAAAGTATATTAGAAATTTTAGTCACTTTAAAAAGGTAAATGAAAATATTAATAATCATTTGGAACCTGGCAATGATCCTCAAGATACAATTGATTTAGTATTAAGCATATGGGACGGCCTAGATGCCCAACTTTTTGAAAATCCGAAAGAGATAATTAAAAAATACGAAGATGAAGGATTTCAAGTAACAACATTATCTCAATTTAAAGAAGAAGGAGAAGAATGTATACCAGATAATTCTGTATTATTTTCTGAAGATGATCCAGGTGACTTATCATATTATAAAGAAGGTTCTATATTAGTTTTAATAGATCAGGGAACTTTAGATTATGACTCTACAATAGAAACTGGACCTAACAGTGATGAGCACCATCACATTAACTTGGCATTAACTGATGCAATAGATTTAGAAAACTCTGATTATGATAATCCTGAAACTTATATTATTGCAGTAACTCGTAAATCAGAAATATCGCGCGCACAATTAAAGGACGAACTTTCCGTTGAGGATCTAGATATAATGGATAATTTAGGTTTATTTGAAGATAACTTAAATATAGACTTTCTAAGCGAATCTCATCCAGGGCAATATAAAGCGCCTAAAGGTAGCACCAGAGATAAGAAATTAAAAAAAGCACAGGAACTGTTAAAAGGATCTGAATCAGATAAGCAAAAAGCATATAAGCTTAGAGACGAAATGGAAAAGGCTGAACGCGAAAAAACTGATGAGGGTTTAGTATACGAAGCAAAGAAAAAAAAGAAAAAGAAAAACTTAAGTAAGGCAACTGAAGCTAAGATTAGAAAAGTAGCAAATAAAAAAGGATACACTTTTGGAAGCTTAAGAGCAGAATACGTTAAAGGACTCGGAGCATTCTATAGCTCAGGTTCTAGGCCAGGAATGACTGCTCATGGATGGGCAATGGCTAGAGTAAATAAGGCCACTCCTAGTAAATCATGGGCAAACGTAAAAAAGTCTAAATCTAAAAAATGATATTAAACGCTAGAAATAATGGTTTTGTCTTCTTATTTCCTCCTGATTTTTTCTCAGAAGAAGTAAAAGAAAAATATAAGAAGTATTATAAGAGTCTAATATTACCTTATGATACGTTAGAAGATTTTATGTCATCTACAGTTCAACAAATAGAATTTCCAGGATGGGACATGCCGCTAGCTACTCAAACTAGAACCTTAGGTAAGAAGCAAGAATACAAAGGCTCAAAACCAATAGAGGATGTTTTCCAAAGACAATTTAGTTTAACATTTAAAATGTCAGATGCGTTTCTTAATTACTTTATATTTTTAGATAATTCTCTTAACTTTATAGACTTTAGTAATAGAAACCAAACAACTTCCCCAATGAGACTTTCGCTTTTAAATAACGAAGGATATCTAGTTTCATCTATTATATTTAATAGGCCTATATTGACTGGACAGGACGGTATTAAAATGTCATATAGCTCAGTGACTCCTGAATTTAAAACATTTACTGCTAAGTTTAATTACTTAGACTTTAAACTAAATATAGACTTTGAATAAAATAATTATTTAATTTGATAGTGTGGTAAATCTTTAAAGGTTTTCCAAAACCCTCCCCATTCTAACTTGTAATTTAATTCAGATGCTGCTTGTAGCATACATACTGCTACTTTTAGTAATTCAGTTTCGTCCCAAGATGCTCTTCCGGCAACAAAAGGAACGACATCTAGAGCATTACCAGATTGGTGATAAGATAATGTTTTATATCCGTCAGCTTTAGACACTCCTTTTAAAAACAGTTTATTCTGTTCCTCGGCAGTCCTAACTCCTGCGCTTCCTATTATAGTGAAATCTACTCCGTCTTTTCTATTAGAGCTGATTTCTAATGCTCTATTTAATATTTCTACTAAAATAGGATTAACCCCTTTTAAATTTCCTAATGATCTTTTACCTAGTGCGTACATACAGTCTTTATTTTTAATTAAAGTAGTCTTTCTTAAGAGCTCTTAGTGCTATTAAATAATTCCATGAATCTATTGCGTGAGCTTTTTGTCCAAATGCAAAATTAAGAGCTTTACTAAACCATTTACCGGTAGGATTTAATTTATCTTCTATTTCAAGCTTACCTGTAGTCGCAGAAACGGTTACGTTTTTCTTAGAAAATTCAGTATCTTCTTTATGAGTAATAAGATCTTCTATCAATTCTCCGTTTACGTTCCAAGTTAAATCTAGTCCGTATGCTATGCTGTGTAGAACATATCCTATTGCTGCGCATATTCCGTCGATAAATCTCCACCAAAACAAGAAAAACGCACTCCATTTTTTTGCTACAACTGTTAACCATATTGAATACCCTAGAGAGTATATAAATCCAATCGGAAGTATTACTACTGATACTATAGTTGCTCCTATTAATTCTAATAATCCTATTCCTAATTCTTTCATGTTAAAATATTTTATATAATTACCTATTTCATAGAAATAGGAGTTTTTATGTCATTAATATGCCTTTAACCATATAGTTTTAGCCGCACCACTAGTAGTTGTAATCCACAAGGTAGAGTCCATTTGACCGGTATGAGCTCCTCTATATCTTGCACTACTAATTATTGGCGTTGACGGGTTATATGTGGCTTTCATTCCGTAGTTTGCAGAGCCATGTTGGTCGTAGAACGCAAAATAGTATTCGGTATCTGCTTGTAGTGTGACTGGGCTTTGTAATGCTATGCTTTTAACACCAACTGTACTTGCACCTCCAGAGGTATTTATACCTCCACCTAGTTTAGCATATGTGCCACCGTATGTTCCGTTATATATTCCAACCTTTATACTTGCTACTACGTTTGCTGACGTTACTAAATATGACATTTGAGTAACTACTCTTTTTACTGTCGGTATAACTTTTACTGCGAATACCGTGCCTGCGTCATTCAAAACTGACTGTTGGGTAATATCTGCTATACTAAAAGCCTGTATAGATTGTGATACTCCTGGAGTACCAGTATTACCTATTTCTTCTTTAATAGTAGACATTTTAATACTTTTCTTATCGTTGGAAGAGGCACTGTCTTCAATAACGAAAAGGTCATCGTCGGCTAAACTGGTCTTTTCGTTAATAGTACTTATTTCACTGTCTATATTTTTATGTATTGCGTCACTATCAGTACCAGAGCCGGCTCCACCTTCTTCAAATATCTTTATTGTAACTCCACTTGAATTTTTATAGTAAACTAGTTTAGTCTGAAAATCGTAAAAATATCTATCATCTGGTACTCCACTTGATTCTCCTAATTGCTGTACAGTCCAGGAATATTCTATTCCGGTACCTAAAGATAATCCACTTATGTTTTCTACTGCTGCCATTTTTATTATTTATTTGTAATATAGCCGATACAACCATTCTATCGACTTTTAATAGTCTACAATCCTACCTCTTAATGTTGAATATTCATTAGGTGAGTGAGTCACTGCCCCTAACTCGTATAAAAAAGAACGTTTTCTGTACCTATGTATCCTTTTAGTAACATGGTCAATAGGTATTTCAAGCTTATTAAGCTCTTCTAGATAAATGTCAAAAACCGATCTATTTATCATATATGAAACACACCCTAAACAGCCGTCTTTAGTGAGTCTAAAATTACAATAGCTATCTAGGGACAAATTAAACGAATTAGAATGGTAAATGTGTATAAAGTCATACCTGCCTATTCTTTTCATAAAGTTTTTACAATCACTAAGAAATTGACTAAACAGGTCGCTGTTTATTTTAGCATCGTCCTCAAATATTAAAATATTTTTGTGACCTTTTTTCTTAGAAAGTTTTATTATTTCTTTTGTAGTTTCCTGAAGTGATTTAGCATTGTTATTCCAACCATTATTTCTAGTTGGTTTTACAGAAAATTTAGATGAATCAACTGGAGTTATTCTAGTGAATTCTATATTATTTTTTAAGGCCTGTTTTTTAAAACTGTCAAGCCTATCGGTTGATTTATCTAAATTTATAACAAATACTTCATCTACCAAATCTTCTATCTTCATATTACAGCATATATCCTTCTAGCACAATCTGGAAGTCTCCTTCTGATGATCCATAAGTTAATGCTGTGCCATTCATTTTTTCTGTTGCTAAGTAGTCCATATTTAAAGCAGATAAGGTTAAATTTTTAGGAGCATAATTAGAGGAGTATTCTATTGTATCAGACAGCGTAGTGTCATTTTTAGGCATAATGTGTAACAATTCATCGAAACCATCATCATCAGTAAATCCTCCTAAAGATCCTTCAAGTTGCTGCACCTGTCCTGGGGTTTCACCTCGAATATCAAAAGTGGTTGCATTATTGAAATCAGTGCTATGTGAATTTATTAAATCGTTAAACCTTACTTTAGTAAAACCTTGCTGTTCAACCCGATGCATACAATGAGCATTGCCACCAGTACCTCCTACGTTACCTGCGCCATTGAGATTGTAGGCACTAAAAGTAAGTTGAGTATCACTCTGTATGCTGGCGATAAATCCATAAACGCCAGTACCTGTATCTGTGCCAGTACCGTCGCTGAGTCTATCGCCAACTTTAAATTCACTTAAGAATAAAGTTCCAACCCCCACGGCACTAGCATATGTGCCGATGCCGGAGTTACTTGCCGATGGCATTTCTCCGTCAACTGCTGAAAAAGTACCGGTTCTTGGAAGATGGGTGTTATACTTAACACATCTTCTTATCATTGATGTATATCTATTTAATTTGAAATAGGTTTTACCTAAAAAGTTTATTGGAATCACATCTGGTATGAAAATATCGTTCAACCCGTCTGTAGTCACTAATATCTCAAACGTAGCTTTTAAACCTGTGACTACAGTTCTTTTTACTAGGTAATTAGTTTTTGAGTTTAATGATCCACTAGTTTCTGAATAGTGTACTCTAGTTTGATCAAATATGCTTATTATGACTCCATCTGCATCTTTATAGTAAACTAGTTTAGTCTGAAAATCGTAAAAATATCTATCAAGCGGTACTTCGTTTGATTCTCCTAATTGCTGTACCGTCCAGGAATATTCTATTCCGGTACCTAACGATAATCCACTTATGTTTTCTACTGCTGCCATTTTTTATAGTTCTTTTTATATGTTTATGTTGTAGTATTTCCGTATATATCTACATATACAGTATTCAAGGTAACATTCTCTAAATAAGTGCTAGATCCTTTTAAATCAGTGTTTCTCAAGGTAAGCTTTTGCCCTGTACTTGAACCTTTAATACATCTTGCGCTGGCATGAGAAACTTCGATATCACAATTTCTAATATCGACACTTCCAACAGAATTCGTCATTTGGACTCCACTGCCTGATGCAGATGCTAATTCTGATTTAATATTACATTTTACAAAATCTACAGAATAGGTTGTAACTGATCCTAGACTGATCACAACAGGGATATCTTGCACTGAGGTAAAGCTTACATCTTTAAAGCATACTCTCGTTGAGTTAGTAACTTCTAAGGCCGGTCCGTTTTTGTTTATTACAGTTCCATTATAATATTTATTATCATTGCTACTAGTGCTTCCTGTATTTACTTCTGAAATAGTTGTTGCTGACGAGCTGTCGTTTGTAATAAAAAAGTTTGAAAAAGAACAACCTGCACTATTAGAATCTATACAGTAGTTATCCGAACATACTATGGTAAAATTACTAAATCTAGGAATATAGGAAGATGTACTGATTCCACCAAAATCTATTCCCTTTCCAGAAGTACTTTCCAAATCAAATCTTGAGCATAATCCTTGAAACTGCACATCAACATTTAACACGTCTCCCGCGTTAGACTTTGCGTAAAAATTAGATAGATCCCAATTTCCATTTAAGGTTATTGCGTAATTTCCTGAATTAGCTCCTGTATTTATGGCTGTAAAATCTGTTAATTTTGCTGAATACGCGCTTCCATATTGACATGATAAGCCTGCGGAACTGTTTGAGATAGCAGTAAAAGATTTAGCGTTATATTTTTCTATATAAAGACCTGAAACATAATTAGACTCAAAAACGCTGTCTCCAAAATTAGCAAATCCTTCAGTATCATTTAAAAAGTTTAACTGTGCTGCATTTCCATCATTAGAATATATATACATATTATTCATTATAAAATCTCCTTGGCCACTTGGTATCGATAAAGCAGGGGCGGTTCCTACTGTTCTCGTTAACGATCCGTTTATTAAATTTAAAGTTCTACCTGTACTAAGTATAACCAGAAAGGCTGGATCAGATCCAGAGGTTGCGAGTGTTACGGTAAATCCATTAAAATCAATCAACATGTTAGAATATACATATCCTTCACCTGAATTTGCAGCACTTCCGGCACTAACCATTTGGATTTGCGAAGTCAGCGTAATATTGTCATATAAAGTTATTACAGCAGTCGTATTAGCTGCTTTACACGTTTCAAGTGCTGTTTGAAGATCTGAAAAATATGTCGGTACACCGTTATCCGAGTCTCGTATAACTCTAATTTGTCCAGAGCTCGATGATGATGATGCTGCTGTTAACTCTCCAGATCCACTTAAAGATAGGCCAGTTCCGATTGTTAGTTGTTGAACAACTCCGGTTCCTGTACTATACCTTCCAAGTATTCTTTGGCTAGCTATTGTTTGTATCTTATTTAAACTGACTGCTCCGGAATCTATTGTCCAATTTGCTCCTCCTCCAGATACTGTAATATCTCCTTTATCTCCGTCAGTAATACCAGACGCAGCGAGTGCATATGTTACATCGGCATACCCTCTATCAATAAGAGTTCTGTCAGTATATCCTGAATGATAATTTGCCGCATACTCTATACCTTTTGTGGTTGTTCTAAAATCTGTAAATTTAGTAGTGCTATTGTCTGCATCTATTTCAAACTTCATAACTGGACTGCCATAGCTGCCACTAGTAACCGAAGCCATTCCTATAAGAGATTTTTTAATATTTAAAAATGTTCCTGTGTTATTATCGATATCCATTGACGTGACTGAACATCCATTAGAACTTAAAAAAATCTTAGAAGATATTCTACTTGCTACATCAGTATTAATGACATATTCTTGAATGCTAGAGGATAAGATCTCTTTTCTAACGTTTATTCCTGTCTCATAATTAACATCTGTTATTACTCCCTGTTCATCGTGAAATAAACTAGATCCGCCAGATGAGTATGGAAATGATCCTGACGAATACTTTTCAAATTTTTCTCTAGCGTTTATATTAAAAGTATCTAAGTTTTTATTTAATAAGTTAACACCTAAGCTGAGATCAAAACCAGAAGATCCAGTACCTTCAATGACCGTATCTGCCGTAATAGCACCTCCTAAGTCAATTACTCCACTAGTTAAAGTTAATCCAGATCCTGCTGAAGTAGATGTCGATAGTGGTGCGTATCTTGCATCAGCAAAGTCCCTGTTTATAAGAGAAAGTCCTGAGAATGTAAGGCTATAATCAGCGTCATATTCAATACCTGCTTTCGTAGCTGATAAATCTTTAAATGTAGTTGAACCTACCCCTGCTGCAGCTCCTGTTATTATAAACTCTCCGGCTTTAGCACATAGTTTAAGAGTTTCCGGACTACTCGATCCTGTTCCGTAACCAATATTTATAGTGCTTGATGTTCCTAATTGTATTGGTCCTCCTCCGTTATTGAGGATATACATTGATCCTAATCCACCATCATAATTAATAGTACAATATTGATTTAGTCCGCCGGTAGTATACCAGTTCGTAAGCTTTAGCCCGGCATTTCCTGCATAATCTCGATGTTCCCAAACAGTCGATGTGCCAACGCCAACACCTGTCTGTTGATTGTTTTGATGTATCCAGTTAGATCCTCCAGTTCCTATACCATTAGCTCCACCGAATGTTATGTCTCCTCCGTTATGTTCAAAAAACAGCATATCATTGAAAGAACTGTCCGTGACTTTAAAATAACCATTATTAAAAGTTAAATCTTGACCACTCATATTATAGGTTCTATTCTCAGGGTCTTGAGTCAAATTATCAGAAGCTAAATTTTGAGACAGGCTAGTTGATATAGTTACGTTAGATCTACTGTTTATACCGTCGTCTGCAACATTAATAGTTACACCGGTTCCTTCTATAAAGTTTATCTTACTTCTATTTGAAACAGTAGTTCCTCCTTTTTGAATATCCATTACTGCGGACGCAATTGCTGAGATAGTGTTAGCTACATCATCGTAAACAAAAGTTACACTAGAGGTATTGGTCATTAAATTAGAAACTCTATCGTCTACTCTTTCGTCGGTAAAATATAAATTAGTAGTTCCTTCAGATAAAGCGTCAGTGTCGAAAGGAGAAAGACTAACAGTAGGTGTTAGATGTCCTGCGCCGTCGTTATAGTTCCAAGATATACCAGTCCCGTTTTTAATTAGGTCGCTAACTCTGTCATCTACTCTTTCATTTGTTAGATACAGATTAGTAGTTCCTTCGATAACGTCATCTGTAGTAAATTCAGTAAAATCTATAGAAGCCGTTAATGTATTAGCAGTATCGTTATATACAAGATTTATTCCTGTTCCTTCAGTCATTAAACTGGAAACTCTATCGTCTACTCTTTCGTCGGTAAAATATAAATTAGTAGTTCCTTCAGATAAAGCGTCAGTGTCGAAACCTGAAAGAGATACATTTCCAACCAGCGTGTTTGCCGTATCGTCATATGTCCAAGTTAAACCTGTGCCATTTTGTATGAGCCCTGCTGTTGCATCTTCGGCTCTTTCTTGAGTAAAATATAAGTTTACTCCTTCCGCAATATCACTAGTAGTTAATGATAAGGTTCCTAAGCTTGACCATGCTAAATTTCCAGAACCGTCGTACGATAAAACTTGACCTGCCGTCCCTGCGGTAGTTGGAAAGTCATATGCATTATTTACGTTAACTTGACCTAGAAATACTACGTTTCTAAAAATTTCAGTATCTTTCACTAATGTAGACTATTTTATTTATTTATTTTGACAACTACAGGTTAAACTCAACAGCACATCATCCATATGACTATATCTATATAGATTTGTATTACTAATGTGAATTTTTTAGAATTACTAGTATATTTTATCCTAGCATATTATTATTCTTCGAGTGCTTCCTCCGCCACTTAGACCTTTTATTTCTACTCTATCTAATGTTACATTACCACTTGCTGAAGTAGCCCTTAAACTTATGCTTCCAGCGCTATGCCCAGCATCAGCACTTATAGCTCCAGTTGCAACTTGTTTGTTAGTATTATGTGTAACAAAAGTTCTGTTTGTTCCTGTTGGTATCTGTTGGGTAAGTATGACACTGGTTGAACACGATGTAATCATAATCAATGAATCATCCTCAACAGTTAAACTCTGAGTATTTGGTGTAGATTGTCCTCCTGTTCTTACGTAGGTTCCAACACCGCCGCTATCTGTAAAACTTCTTATGTGAACAGATACTGGATTCCACATGTTTTGATTAAAACTTACTACAACATTATGAGTTCCAGTAGGAGGGTCTACTAAATAAAAGAAAGACATTCTTTGACTTAAACCGCCCCTATTAGTGCTATGTAATTGTGTTAATGAAACTCCATTATAAGTACATGGATTACCGCCTAACCCAACATTATTTCCATGAGTTATTTGCACAACGAGAAGTCTATTATTCCCTGTGTTTTGTGTATGGGAGTAACTTTTAGAATATCCCGAAGGCGTAGCATTACTATTTGTTACATTTCCTTTAGTTGGAGCTGCCATATTATAAATCGTTTATATCTTTAATCTCAATTAAAATTCTTCCTTCTAGTGTACTTACTTCTGTCCTGGCCTCATTTACATAATCAGTTTCGCTAAAAAATGTACTTACGTTAATTTCTTCATTTTCTAACTTTGTTCTATTTTCTGCTAAAAATGAACCTAGTGTTTCGTCGTAATTCTTATTTATAGAATCTATTAATTCAGGATCCTCAGTATATCCTACTTCTGTAAACTTAACAGTATTTGAAGGTTCATGTTCTATTTTAGTTATTATAGTTATCACTATTTTTTGATTTTAATTATATTAATCTAAATAAGTTATTTCAGCACTACCGATACTAGGGAAAAATTCTTCAATGATTTGTTTACCGTAATTGCTCATTGCATAATGAAGGGCACTTAGTCCAGTTTTTCCACCGTCTGAATATGTATACTTATCTTCTTTTAAGCCTTCTTCGTTTATCAGT